AGACGGGTGCCGATGACGTCCGAGAAGGTCGGACACTTTGCGCGGATTCTTCCCAAGGTCCCGCAAAAAACGCTTGCGCGTTCTTGTACAGGAACCAGAGGTAGTAGCCACGAACAGGAAACTTCCGCCTATACGTCTCAGCGACGTACGAGCGAAAATAATCCAAACGTGGCCCATCCTCGCGCAGTATCCTAGTCCTCAGAAGTCCTAGGTTTCGCGCCATTCTGGGTCTTATCCAAACACCAGACATGGTACTTTCGGTCCATGGAGCGAGCGGGAGGCGATGTTCTACTGCTATTTGTAGCAGTTTTGCCTCGAGCAAACTCCCGGGGAAAGTAAGACTACCAAGTGAATTCACAAGGTGGCACAAGACAGCTTTGCGCTTGTCTATGCTCCTAATGAACACCGGTGTCACATCGATGCCGTTAAAGTAGTCACCTCCACATGATTCCCTAAATGGGCCATCTGCGAAAGTTTTGTCTACGTTAACGGTGAACCCTAGGAAGCGTGCCAACGCCAGGAAATCTTCGAAGTATTTCTTTTCTACGATGACATCGTCACCATATACTAAGAAACTCCTGGACCCCACGGCATGACACACGGCAGCGAACAAGAGAGTCTCAATACAGAAAGTACTTCCATTCCCCATGGAGGAGAACTTCTGGTACTCTCCTTGGCCCATCACGCCCCTGTAGCAGGGAGACCGCACATTCAGCAAATAGCCGTACCATTCTGGAGGAAATAACCACTCCACAACGGTTTGGGCTATCGTGTCTGATGCGGCCTGAAAGTCTACTGTGACATAGTCATTGTAGACTGACGCATGGCAGGCCTTCTTCTGGTTCGCAGACTGGTCAGAAAGATCGATGCGGAACCGCCTAAGTTTTCTCTTGGCGTACGTATCGAATGCTAGTTGCAGAGGTAGATTACCCTCTGGTTCGCAAGCGATAGTTCGATCAGTTTTCCAGTTCTTCGGCACAAGCTCTATACGATTTGTATGCGTGGTCTTTAGTACAAACATCCCCTCAAAACCAAAAAAGTTATAAAGGGACGTGATGTACACCTTCGCTGCTGATGTTGAATACAGCTGAAGGCGCAGTTTTAACTGCGGAAGACTCGCCCTACGCTTCGTTTGGGCCGTAGCTCCCGGGGTCACCTTCACTAATGTTGGCAAGGCCTCAAGGAAGTCGTCGAAGGGTCCGAGGACGGTACTAATGTACCGCTGCATTGCGAGTACTTTTTCATGCATCCCAGCTTCCATCTGGTCGCTGTGGCGCATAAGTGCACGCAATCGAAGGTTAGTGTCAGAACACTGCTTCTCAGCCTCTTTAAAGGCTAGGGTCGCTGCGTCCTTGCACAACTTCTTATCAGCAAATAGGGCGTTCTTTTTAAAGAACGCCTCTACTTGTCTTAGGAACCTCCAGTCGTTAACCGAATGGCTAAGCCGGTTAAAGTGAAGGGAGCACGTGGACAAGGATTTCAGGTCTC